TCGATTGGATCTATTTGAATTTTAGGTCGAGCCATTCAACAACTCCGCCTTCTTTCCTGTGTATTTCTCCCAACGGGAACTGTGAACGCAACCAAAGCACCACGTTTTTTATCTGTGCCAAGAATGTTCATTCCTTCAACCAAAATTGAGTTCTCTTCCTCAATGAAATGGTAAGCACTTAAAAAATCAAACAACAGGAACACTCTCTGTTTCGTAGGTTGCGAAATCTGCCTTTTTATCAATTGCTTTTAAGCGTGGCACCAACACCTTATTGTAGGTTGAAGCCATCTCTTCAATCATAATGAAGGTTCTTTGCCCGCCGTCTTCTTTGTTTGACTCAATTACGGCATGGGCAGTTGCCCCAGACCCAGCAAAAAAATCCATAATTTTTGCGTCTTGCTTCGGATAAAACGAAATCAACTTTTGAATAAGTTTAATTGGCTTTGGAGTCGTGAACGTAATGCCGTCAGGAAGGTCTTTCGCACCATCGGAAGACTCATAAATCACGCTCAAAGGGACTTGATACATTTTTTCGTCTAAATACTTAATCACCTTCGGAATGATTGTATGGTCTTTGCCGAAATAAATCATTCCGTCGGCAACCAACTTATCCAAGGTTTCCTCTTTCCACTTCCAACCGTTTTTTGGAATAGGACAAGGCTTGCCTGTGATTGGGTGAATAAGTTTTTTCTTACAACGAGTTCCGTTCACGTCATCTTGGGCACAGGAGTCAGCAATCCGATAGAGCCTTTTGTTCTTCGGGTGAATTTCCTGATAGACGGCTTCACCAGGTCGCAAGTTGCCTTTCTTCTTTTCTTCGCTTACCCATTTTTTGAAAAGTTTTTGAGCCTCTTCAACTGGATATTGAGCGACAAGTTCGTTGGCTTTATCCAACATTGTGTCTGCTAATGGCTTTTTCTCTCGTAGCAAAGGAGCCTTTTGTTTGTTCTTTGCGTAGCACAAAATATATTCGTGAGTGATTGAAACCTGGCGAGCGTGAGACGCACGACCTTTATCCCAGATAAACGTGGCAATTTCGTTTTCTTCGCCGAAAATTTGGTTCATCAAGATTTTGAGACGGGCGTATTCACCGTCGCAAATGTTGATAAAGATAATTCCTTCTTCTGTGAGAAGTTGACGACCAATTTTTAGTCTTGGTTCCATAAAATCAAGAAACGCTCCGTGATCGCCAGCCCACTCACGTTCTTTTTCGCTAACGCCATTCCAGACGTTTCTATAACCTTGATTTCCACCGACGTTGTAAGGCGGGTCTATCACAATCATATCCACGAGCATTGCGTCTTTGGCAGTTGAGAAGCCAGTTTTGAGTCCCGCAAGAGTGGCGAGGTTTTCGCCTTGAATAATCATATTTGGACTACTCTTTTTACCTCCTGTGCGACGTATCAAACTCACTTTGCCTCTCCCTGTTGTAAATTCTTTTAGACTTTCTCTTGGCTTAAATTCTAATACGACTGCTCCCATTACTTAATCTCCTCGTGGTCTCGTCCAGTTGTTGGAACTGGGAGTGTTGTGCGAGAATTCGCTTCGCTTACGAGCCATTGGTCTATGACGTCTCTGTTGAAACGCCACTGATTGCCAATTTTTGAGGACGGAATTTTTTTGGCTTTCGCCATTTTGTAGATGGTTTCTTTTGAAACCTTTAAGTGCTCCGCCAACTCCGCGATTTTATTATCCGCCACCATATCGGCGTACTCTTGAGCCTCATTATCATAATCCTGATAATCAACTGCGCACTTATCCCAACCCAATTTCTTTATAGCCTCGACTCGCCCGTGACCTTTAGTGATAAAACCACTGCGCGTTGATATTACAATAGGTGAGCGCTGACCCTGGTAATCGATAATTTTTGCCAGAAGCTCTATCTGGCGCACCGGATGCTTATTTGGATTCTTTGGATTTGGCTGAAGCTTATGTACTTCAACCAATTCATCATGTGCGCATTCTACCTTCAATGCATCCCCTCATGCGTTAAATCAATATCACTCAAGCTAATCTCTCCAGCGACTACCATGTCAATGAACTCTTGCAGCGCTTTCAAAAAATATTCGTCACCTATTTTAAAATTAGCCACGATTCCTACGGCAATTTCGTGGCCATTTTGTTCACGCATGATAACTATATCATGGTCTTCTTCTTCGCTAATCAGCTCTTTCTTAGGTGTCGCCATCGATGTACCCAATCACTCTCTTCTTAGTGACATATCTTTTAGGCACAATCATAACACAAGAGACATCGCCGAAGTCTAAGTCTATATTAGCACTGATCACGAAGTTATCGCCAGTTTCATTAACAACGATACCACAAGTAATAATACTACATGCATTATGCATTTCTGCTTCTTTGGCAGGACCCCATTCGTCGATGCTGATTGGATCAACCCAGTTGATGGCCATAATTTTTAGCTTATTTTTTTTAGCCATCTTCCATCGCTTCCTACCTGCATAAGTTCAAGCTTTGGTTGTGAATCAATGATCATCCCACAACCGAGGACAGGCTTCATAATTTCATTCTTTTGATAACCATACGCTCTTGAATTTTTATCTATTAAGCACCCTACAACCATTGCCCAGTAGGAGGCTACTGGCGTGGCCCATTTTTGGATTGAGAACTGTGTATGAAAGTGTCCGTTAACCGTATTCATCCCAAGCTGTTTCGACATAGCAAGAGCATTTACTGATTTTCCGTGGCAGATATATACTAGTTGTTTATTTGGCAGTTTAATTACGAGATCTTCTTTCCACTTCCATCCTTTGGGCGCGTCTAGTATTTCGCGACTACTTCGTAGAATAGATTCAGGAAGTCCATGATGCTTAATTTTGCGCTTAAAAAGCGCACCATGGTTGGACTCCATGACCTCGGCTTTAGGGAATAGCTTATAAAGCTTCCTAAGTTCGCAGACCGCCAACTCTAACTCATGGCTTGCACCATAGAGATTGGGGTCCTTATCGTGAAAAGATGCTGTATGTAGATCAACCTCATCGCCAACATGAATTATTCTAGTGAACGCATACTTGTTATGCAACGCAGCGAGGAACTGGAATGTATCTTTGTGGTGGTATGGCAGGTGAGTGTCGCTGATGATTAGAATTCTACGGTTATCATCCTTCACGCACTAAGGGTTGTTTAAGTACAGGCTAAAAGACAACCTAAATTGTTTAAAAACTAGACTTTGGTCAGTCCCAACCACGGCAGCCGCAGTAATAATCGTCGTATAACTCATCAGGCTTGCTTTTAAACCATGGTAGGTCTTCTTTGGATGTAGTTACCCTACCGCAGTTGGCGCATCTAGCGAGCCTTCCTGGTGGGTTTATTTGGCTTTTCTCCTGTTCGTCCTCTTTTGGTGCATTTTTCATTTAATCTCCCTATCGTGTACGTTGATCCACACCCACCGCAGTTAAAATAGAACAAGCCTTCTAGCCTACCGAGAGTCTCCACCATCCTGGTGTTAAGCACTACATTGCAGCACGCGCATTCTTTTAATCTCATGATTACTTATCGGCAACTAGCCAAAATACTTTAGCGGCATATTTTTACATATCGACCACTAAGATGACCGTCAACTTTGTCAAATTTTGAAACAGGGGTAAGAATCACCAACAGTTTCAAAATTCAATTTCACCGCAAGCCAAGTTATGCATCGACCAATTGGCCGCGATAACCGGCTGCAAAAAATTAACCTAGTTGGTTGTGATGAGCCGCTTGTAGGGTTAGTGGTGGGGAATGGGTACACCCCCCCCTATACCGTATATTATACGTAACTCTTTTTTATTTCTCTACTAGTATAAGAAAGAACCCACCATACCCTACATACCCTACCATGTAAAAAATACAATCTAAAAATCAATGTTATTTCCACTACTTGCAGTAATAATAGAAAATGACTCAATGACTAATTTTCCATCAATCCTAGAATGACACGGTGTATTGAAGTGAGTTTTCATATGCGCGTTAATGTTTTTTACGAAAATATTCTTATGAACAGGAAATCTGCCGGCATCTCTCGTCCAGTTGACATAGTGCGCATAATACACGCCTATCCTATGTCTATTCGCTGTAGCCGACGGTTTAACCCACTCCTTAAACCACTCATAAGTGGTATCTGAGTTCTCCTTATATTCCTCCATAACTGAAGTTTGAGACGGTAGTTCTAGGAGCCTACCCCTGGCTAGTAACCTATCTAGGCCATCTAGCGACCAATTTAGTATTCCGGGAAGTTCTTTACGTATTTTATTCTTAATTTCCCTGTCGCGCTCTTCAGGTTTGATATATCGATCAAACGGTATTATGTAAGCGCGCTCTATATTACCTACTGACGAGTCTCTGAAATTAGGCAAATTATTCAGGCTAACTATCATCCTAGCGGTCCAAGGCATCGCAAATTCAGGCTTTCCCTTATGTGCCGCTACAAGCGTATCTCCACTGCAGGCTGATTTAAACGCTTCTGATGACAGATCCCTTGTTTCACCTTCAGATACTGCGTTAACTAATTTACCGTCAGCCATAACAACGCTAAATGGCTTTATTAGTCCGCTAAGCGGAACTGCCGAGCGGTTTGATTCGCCAACTAATGACACCAAAGTGTCAAGCCACGTCGATTTACCGTTTCTGCCGCTACCATATAAAAAGAACGCTTTATGAAGCCATGGGTTACCGCCTTGAATACAGTAACCAAATATCTCTTGAGATGCGCTTATAAGATCACTGCTACCTTGAAATATAAAATTAAGAAACTCTAACCACCTAGGGCACGTTGCCCCTCGGTTATAGTCCGTTTCGAGGTGATACTTGAAAAATATGCTTTTAGTATGAGGAATAAGCTCTCGTCTTGAGATGTCTAAGATGCCGTTGTTCATATTCAGAAAACCCGTGTCTTCATTAAGGCTATCTTGCGCAACATAACATTTGGTTCTAACGGCATCGGTGAAGTTTCTAGCTGTTGCAGGATTATATTTAGATCCAAGCAAGTCGCTGACTATTTTCTTAAGCCCGAGCTCGGATAACGTCTCATGGTTTTTGCCATTATATATATAGGCTACGCCATCCATTGACTTTAGCCCGAGCTCATCTTTCAGGTAACATGCCATTCCATCATAATCAGGTCTCTCGGTGTAAATTATGTTTCCATCATTATCGTGTAACTCCAAACCATCTCTTCCTAATTTAGGATGTCTTGTATAAAAGTTGTTTCCTTTTGTCGGATAATTTATATTTGCTCCGATATCCCAAACCACACCAGACTTTGCTTTATGTCTCGTCTTGTACGCCGTCCATCTAGAGACTTCATATCTAGCGAACTGCTCAGCGGTTTTTGTCCTTCGGTATTTAACGTCTGAAAAATAAGGTCCTCTTGGGTTGTTGGCGTGAATCTTTTTATCTAGCTCCATAACATCGCTTATTAGAGCGTCTAAGCTTATGGCTAAGTCTGATAGTCTAAGACACGCTCCGAACAGATAATCAGATCTGTTCGATTTACGTTGTGCTGACTCGTGCACTATAGTTAGATCTAGCTTGGCGATATCTTCAATAAGCGCAACTTCTCGCTCTGTAATGACAGGTAAGTCTTCATGGCTTACATCAAGTAAAGAAGTATCTGTAGTCCATCTGTATTTGTTACCTGCCGAATGGCTTGATGGTGGGATAACGGTGTACCCTGGACCGTCAGATATTATGTCGAGAAAGTTGCGCTCAGTTTTTTGCCACTTAATATGTTTTAACTTTAATGACTCATGATTTTTATAAAACTTAGTCCACTTCTTACCTCCTGTTTTTTCAACAGGACTAGGTGGAAGAATTCCTAAAATCATCCTTTCGTATATTTGATGGTGCTCTCCAACCCAGTCGAAATCAACAGCAGCAACTCCAGACGCGGTTCCACAGACAAGGCCAATATCCCAATGATTATACTTATCTGCATAAAAAGATAAGTCTTCGACACTCATATCTTTTACAAAGATTGAATTCCAACTACTTATTCTACACGCCTTAGTTTCAGGATCTATCGGGCAAACAATGTATCCGCTTTCATAATACTTCTCAGCCCAATCACCAAACACTCCCATGATGCATTCCCCTTATTCAATTTTAGGAAAATAAGTTTACCGTCAGCCATTGACATAAAGTCAACGCTCGATAATAAAATGCCTTAACGCATTTCCTTTAAAAACCTTGAGTCACATCCTACTCAAGGTTTATAGCCCCGGCGAAAGTCGGGGTTTTTTATTTGTCGCATGGCAAAACCTGTTGCTTTCACAATCGACATCTAGTTTTATTTGTTTACGAAAAAAGGATGTGAAATATGAAAATCATAGCGCAGAAAAAAGCGAGAGTTTTCGACTTTCGTAAATATAAGTTCTTAATATATGGTGAGCCTGGCGCCGGGAAAAGCACGCTAGCAAGCCATTTCCCGGACGCTCTATTTATCCCCACTGAGCCAGGTCTGAACTTTCTTGAATGCTCGACTATCGTGCGTGACGACGGCGAGCCAATGGTGGCAAGAACTTGGGATGATATTAAGGAAGCAATAAAACTTATTTGCTCAACTGAGCACAATTACAAGACGATCGTTATCGATACGATAGACAACGCATGGGAGTTTTGCAGTCTCGATACACTTAAGAGATTAGGTTTTAAGCATGAGAGTGAGGGCGATTACGGATCTGCTTATGGTCAGATCAAGCGTGAGTTTAAGCAGTTGTTTGACTACTTGGCTAATTCTGGATTTGGTTTAGTGTTCATAAGTCACGTTAAGAGGCATGAGACGGAAGAAAACGGTATTAAGTTTGAGCGAACAGATAACTCGCTGCCCGCGCAGGCTAAGACATATATTAACGGATTGGTTGATTTCATTTTCTACTGTGCGCTTCATGATAATAAAAGGTTAATGCGGACGATTGCTAGCGATAGGGTAATGGCAAAGGATAGGTCTGGCGTTTTACCTGCTGTAATGGATATGGACTTTAATGCGCTAGTCAGCGCGCTAAACAAACAAAAGGGAGAATAAGTGGGATTTTTAGATGATTTTAAAGGCGCTTCGGTTGAAGGCAGCACGGAATTTTGTTTAATTCCTAATGGTGAATATGAAGCAATTATTGATAATACTTCGCTTGATATTTCAAAGAATCCAGCAAGACTTTCGCTTACATATAAAATAGTTACAGGTGAGTTTAAGAATAGAAAAGTGTGGTCTAACTATACTATGCATGGCCGAGGTCTTGCTTTTTTAAAGAAGGATATGAAGACATTAGGTCTTGATTATTCAGGCGTTACTAAAGAAGAAGATGTCGCTAAGCTTATGTTCGCCCAAGTTGGCCGTGGCGTTGAAATATTCATTAAACAAAATGAATATAACGGTAAGATGTATAACAATGCTTACTTAAATAGTGCTGAGTCATTGACTAAAAGTAACCATGGATTACCGTTTTGAGCTTAGATAAACCGACTAAAAAGAGTAGCGACGATTTGGCATTAATGGTTCAGATTGTTGCTGGGTTAGTATCCAATAGCGTTGTATATCCTAAGACTGGCGAGGATGGGATAATTTTACTTGCCAGGAAGTTATTACTTAAGTGCAAAAATAATTTACAGCGATAATCCACTTGGGGGAGGGGAGGGGGATTTAGATGTCTAGTGACGAGCGGGCAACTCCGCTTGAGCGAAAGATTTTGGCAAGTAAAAAAGCCTATTTACGCAAGCAAGAGAGTTACCACTTTGATATGACCAAGTTTAGATCCTCGTTAAATCTACCTACTATAAAATCCGGTCATAGGGGTTGCATTAGATGTGATCGTGATTTTTTTAGTAATGACTTAAGATGTGAGCGAATGTGTGTCGAGTGCCGCGAAAAGTCAGTTAACTATGCGGATGATTGGTGAGAAATGAAAACGTTTACTTATAAAGACATCGTATCTTGGAGTCCGTGTTATGAACCTGAGGGTCACTTGTCAAAAGATTGGTCAGGTACTGTTATTGACATTCTAGACAATAAAGCTATCCCATTCCCAGACCGGCTTTGGGTCATTATGCGCTCTGATTTAGTTTCAGATAAATTAATGAGATTGTTTGCAGCATGGTGCGCGAGACAAGTTCAGCATTTAGTTCAAGATGATAGATCTATTAAAGCAATAGACGCTTCAGAAGCATTTGCTAATGGCTTATCCACTAAAGAGGAATTGTGCGCAGCATGGAACGAGGCCTGGGACGCAGCGTGGGACGCGGCATCGGACGTAGCACTTGGCGCAGCACGGGACGCAGCACTTGGCACAGCACGGGACGTGGCACGGGACGCAGCACTTAGCGTAGCGTGGGACGTGGCACGTTGCGCAGCATGGGACGCAGGACTGGACGCATCACTGGACGCAGCACAGGACGCAGCATGTGCCACAGCATGGTACGCAGCATGTGCCGCAGCGTGGGACGCAGCACTTGGCACAGCATGGGACGCAGCATGGGACGCACAAGAGATTAAGCTTAGAGAAATGATATTGTCTGGAGTTGAGACTGGAGATGTGAAGTGACAAATGCGCGCAAACCAAGTGACATGGCTATACAAATCGTAGCGCAGTGCCGGCAAGCCGCGGAAAGGGAGACGTAAGCGGAGTTATGACGTGAAAATAGAAACGATAAACCATATTAAAAAAACAGCCACCCAATGTGGGGCAAGAAAGTGATACGTATGAATATCATAGGAACAAAAGTAATAGTCAGGGCAAATGTCGCAGGTGTCCACGCCGGTATCGTGGAAGAGTTCGACGCTAAAACACAAACTATAAAGCTCAAAAAGGCGTATAGGTTATGGCGCGTTTATACTCGCGACACCACTGGATCTATTAGCGATATCGCAGCTAATGGTTTAAAACCGGATGGCAATCATTCAATTGGAGCAGAACTTAAGTCCGTTGTAATTGTGAATCCCCAAGGTCTAGAAATTGCAGAACTGACCGATAAAGCTTATTCGTCAATTAAACGCTGGATGGCTAGATGAGCAATGTAATTGACGGAAGCGGATACGGAAGCGGATACGGAAGCGGATACGGAAGCGGAGACGGAGACGGAAATGGAGGCGGATACGGAAGCGGAAAAGGAAGCGGAGGTGGAAGCGGAAAGGGAAGCGGAGGCGGATACGGAGATGGAGATGGAAGTGGAGGTGGAGATGGAAGTGGAGACGGAAGCGGATATGGAGTTATGATGTGAAAACTACAGTTGTGTATAGGGACAATATCGAAGAAAAAATAATAGGTAAGATCAAAGTATCAACAACATCCGATGGCCATGTCATTGAAAGATACACATTAGCTAATGGTAAAAAGCGATATTTCGCAACGCTAGCTGGTACGCATTGGTGCGCTCATGGCGATACCATCGCCGACGCTATTTCAGATGCCATATGGAAAGATCCAAGTAAACGCCCATCGGCTAAGCAATTAGTTAAAGATATCCGCGATGCCGGTCCTAAAAGAAAGATCACGTTAAATGAATTTAGGATTATTACAGGAGCATGCAAAGCAGGATGCGAAGCCGCATTAGCTAAGGCTGGACGCGATCATACACCGCTAACCGCAATCGAGATTAGAGATATCGTGTCTAAAGAGTGGGGCAATAAGTTGATTGAGATATTAGAGGATGAAAAAATAAAATGAACACGAAAAAAGTATACTTAGGTGACTCAGTCTACGCCGAACTTGAGGACGGCATGATTAAGTTAACTACTGAAAATGGTTACGGACCGAGTAACACTATTTTTTTAGAGCTAGACGTGTATAATAGTCTAAAAATTGCCGCTAACAGTTGGTTGGACAACTCTAATAGTCCAAATGACACATATGCCACGGTAGAAGTTGGAGTAGGTAGTAACCCATACTAGACAACTGCATAAAATGAGTTACCATTTTACTAATGGATGACCTCGAATACTGCCCATACTGTAACTCATGCCTCATTGATATGCCAATCCCATTAGAAGACCAATATATGTTCGGCGGTGCTAAATATTTCCTAAGAACTATAGGTATCGAACATCCAGAACTGTACGACGGTATATTAGAATGGGAATGCCCAGACTGCGGACATAGATGGCCAAGTAAAATAGCTGTTGATTTGTGGCGCCGTTTTGATAATGATCTTTGAAACTAGGAGGACATATGGCTAAAAAAACTAAAACTAAGAAAACTACAAAAAAACTAAAGCAGTAAAAAAGTGCTAATCATTCTGTCTTTAATAGCGCTGACAGGGTACACATATGTTGTCTACACGCTAGGATTTGAAAATGGCTGGACATTATGCAAGAATAATAAGTCAGCCGGTGGGCAGCGTTAGATAGTGCTTATATAAGCTGCGTTGGTATACATATTAACTCTATGTCCTTTGGGGGTTTATATGATGTGCGCAGTGTATGTCGACATTGTCCTAAGCGGCGGGATGACAACTAGGCAAACATTTATTGTCGAAGTCAGAGATCTATCACTTGATAGTATGCATCGTATCTTAATGGAAAAATTGAGGCGTCCATTCAATATCATAGCTTGGACGCCGAGGCTCTATGACTGGCAAAAATCACTCTAGATTATCAGCTAGCTCGTCGCACAGATGGCTTAATTGCCCAGGAAGTGTCAATTTGAGCGATGGGTTGGAGCCAGAGCCTAGTCATATAAGCGCGCAAGAGGGTACTGTTGCTCATGCTATAGCTGAGCAAGTCATTATGGATAGGTTGGGCGGAGCAAGTTTCGACCATAGATCTATGTTAAACTCAATAAGTAGCGGAATTACTATTACGGCTGAAATGCTAAACGCCGCAGAGATCATGGCCGACGTGGTTGAATCGTTATGCTCAGATGGTGATAGTGTGTATATCGAAGAAACTGTAAGCCTAGCCTATATACATAAAGAGATGTTTGGCACCTCAGACGTATTTATAAAATATAAAGATGGCTCAATTGCAGTGATCGATTTTAAGTACGGAACGTGGCCGGTTAGTCCTGTTGAAAATCCTCAGCTTATCTATTATTTTCTAGGCGCTAGAGCTGAGATGCCGTGCCAGAAAGGTACACTAAAAATAGTCCAACCTAGGTCTAGGGACGGCAATGTAATTAAATCTTGGGATATTGATAAGCCAACCTACCTAAAATGGGAGGACACGTTCAAAGAAAAATCTCGACTTGCAGACCTCGGGCTCCCACTGGTTAAGGGTGAGTGGTGTAGGTTTTGCCCAGCTAAAAAGGTATGTCGTCTGCAGAAATAATTTCTATTTCTTTTTTCCTGGGTAGGTCATTCAATAGGATATTCTTTGCATCCATATATAAGCCTGAGACAAAGGCGCTTTTCCATTTCTTAAATATACCGTCTAAGTGATCGACAGAATCTGTACATACCGCAAACGCATGCTTATCTATTTTACCAACCAAGAAATCAAACTGGTGCGGCTTTAGTGATGACCTCCGGCCAGGGGCCTTTAGCTCTATAAAACAAGCAACGCCAAAAACAGGGGTTACCCCAACTATATCTGAAAACCCTGCGTCTGTTTGTCCACGAATGTACCCGCCAGCGTTGTGGTTCCACACTGCTTTTGATTCGACAACGTTTACACTAAAGCCATTTGACTCAAGCCACGCCTTGGCTGTTTTTTTAAATTCGAACTCTGGCTTTGAGTTCTTTGTTTTTCTAGTTCTTTGCTTTAATGACTTTTTATAAAAGCGGGTCAGCGCATTATCTACCATAGTAGAATTACCGCCCCGCCCCTACCGGTGGCTCCAGCCCCGCCGTTACCGCCAAGCTGCGTTCCGCCGCCTCCGCCGCCTCCGCCAGCTCCCCTTGCACCTGCGCTTGGAGCTGAGCCTGCGCTACCGGCTCCACCAGAGGCTCCCGCACCTCCTGCCCCGCCGTTACCATATGACGACGCGCCACCGCCACCGCCACCACCTGACGTGCTTCCTGCTGCGCCGCCTGATCCTCCGTTACCTGTCTGACATCCTCCGCCACTAGTTCCAGCCACTGACGCTGTTGTCGTATCACCTTTACCGCCTGCCCCACCTCTAGTTACGAGACAACTTCTAACAGTTTCGATACCATGAGCGCTTCCGGCTCCACCGTTACTAGAAGATGAAACTATTCCTCCGCTACCGCCGACCCCTCCTGCGAAAGTGTAAGTACCAATCACACCAGAGATTGTTGTATTGCCGCCACTGGTGCCATCTGGAGCATCGGCAAAACCTGTAGCACCTGCACCGCCCGCTCCGCCTGATCCTATAGTTATCGATAAGTTTTCTAGCGGAGTTGTTTTTATAAATACTGAAGTTAGTACCGCCCCTTGCCCTCCAGCACCACCGCCTCCGTAGTCGTGAGTGCTAGATATTCGGCTTCCGCCTCCACCACCGCCTCCACCGCCGCAGGCAAAGGCTACCATTCTGGTCACGTTCTCAGGTACGGTGAAAAGACCGCTTGTTGTTATCTCTGTATAGTTACCAAACAAGTCTGTCAGAGCGTTTATATTAGCTCCGATTTTAGTCATCACAGCCTCAGTGATCGGAGCGTCAGATGATATCTCAATGTCGTTCATCTTATTTATGCTTCCAGGAATATCAGCCATACCTTACCCCTTTATAACATTTTGTACTGATCGCCACCATCAGCGAAGCCAGTATCTTTCATGTGACCGTAAACAAGCTTTTCATTAGATCTAACATTAGAGTCATCGTAGTCAGTAAACTCTAAAACCATATTTGCCGATGGTACAAAGCTTAACGCCGGGCTTACTGTGATTGTATTAAACTGAACGTCTGTTATAACGGAGTCAGACACTTGGCTATACGAGCTGTTTCTAATTCTAACGGATGCTCCAATTATGTTTTCCCATTTTTTGTACTCACTCGCTCCGAACCTTCCCCCGAAACTTTCTTTTATAGAAAATTGCGTAGAAGATATCCCTGCCGAAATATAGCTAGATGGAGACATTAAGCAATAACGATTAGATCCATCAAATGATGTATCGACCAGCTCAAGAGATATATCTCCTGTTTTTATGTTTATATCTTTATTGTTTATTTCAAATAGCCTTGGGGTCATCCCTTTCTTGGTATTCTTAATGTCAGGCAAAAGTAAGTTTGTACCATCGTACAATACGATATCTCCGACTTCTAATTGGAACCCGGTTCCGAATGTGGTCTGTATTTTAATAGATTCGGCCGCAAATCTATATCTATCGAGCCGTCTATTAGACTGGCTAGTTGCTATTGACTCACCTAAGTCTGACGTGCGAAGCCCCTTAGCTTCAATGGTCATTGTCTTATTAGCCGTCTTGATTTGATTTTTAGATGTCGCAGATACAGTAATAACTCCTGTTAAGAATTTATCCTCAACCGCGCTTTCATCGAATTTATAGACAACTTCATTGTAAAAATTCTTTGACGTAGATCTTGTAAGTTTTGACTTGCTGGCTGATTTTATATTCGTCTCGTTCAGCGTCTTAATGTCTTGCCCTGGGATTGGACCAATATGATATCCAAGCGATGCTCTTGCCTTTCTAGGCAATGAAAACGCAGCAACAGGTGAATAAATCTGTTCTTCTAAAAAATCAGATCCTTTCTCAACTGTATCTTTGAGGTAAATCGTGTAATTAAAATTAGATAAAAATAAACGCTGCAGTCTTAAATGCTCGTCGAAATCTATCTCATCATTAACCAGTCTCATCCCATCAGGCCATACATCCCATTGAGACCTAAAGGAAATGCTGGCCGGAGAATCCGATTCGAGAACTAAAGCGGCTCCGGAAACAACTAGATAGCTGCCCGTTAATGTCTCAACGATATCTGTAACTTCTCTTAAAGAGAAGTTGTTGCCTGCATTAGTAGCTCCAGTTGTTGTTACGAAATCGCCAACCTGAACGTTGTATTTTTTTATTATGCTTACCGTATCGAAATATATAGCGTTATTTATTACCTCGGACTCAACTATACCTATTGATGCTACCGCTACGGAACCTTGATAATATCCGCCAACTCCAGAAGCTAGGAGCTTAAGTGCAACATCAACACAGTTTCCGCTTAACACATAAAATGTAGACACTTCGGCCCCATCGGAATGTGCCGCAGCAATCGAGTTAAGCTGACCTCTTGAACAACCTATTAATTGGTTGCCGCTTATTGACGTAAATTTAACTATTTCGTTCTCAATTTTCACATAAGTCTCAAACCCGGCGTCTATACCGCCACTAGGTCCTGTAATTTTTTGTAATATACTGTTAGCTGATGTTAGCGTTATGGTAGTTGCCCCTGAAGTAATAGAACCTGACAATGACGTATCTACGCGCTTAAATATATTAGTTCTTTTCTTATCATCAGGGCTGTTAATTTGAAGCACGACCTTACCCGCATCTGCGCTTACTTCTGTTACTACACCCCTGAAGATAGTTGCGTAGTCGTCAGGCCAGCCTAGGAATCCAAGGTATACTTTAGCTTTAGCGCCTAATATATCTGGGATAATATTACCTGGGGTTATTATATCTGTAATTGAGCCTGTATCTATCAGCGCAACTGACATGTTGGAGATTGAGCTTACCTGGCCCTTGTCAACATTTAGCGACTGCCTAATAGACGTTGACGTATCGCCAAGAGTTATCGCGTTTTCCTGGTCAGATACTCTCGTTAACCCACCTATATAAAAAGCACCATCATCAACTTCAGGGTCACCTATTACTAAGTCATCGCCAAGCAATGCATACCTTAGTATTGTAACTGCTCCAAATATCGTACTAATCCCATCGATCTCAAGAACTATGTTAGGTTCTTTAACCGTTTGAGCCAGAGCTGAGACTGAGGCATCGGTTAGCTGTAACGACATCGGTTACACTGACTTTCTCAGCATAGATCTAAATTCGGGCATAGACGTTGACAAGCTGCCGCCAGGATCGCTCTTTCTGTCAGGAGCTACTTCGTCGTGACCAACAACCCAATCGATTGAGAATTCCTTGTTGGTATCAAGTTGCCACAAGCAAAAGTTCTTAAGCGCCAATTCTTGCTTGTCAGTATATTTAAGATACCAGCCCTGTTTTATGTTGTCCTTAGCTTTAACAAGGCGGCACTTGTCTTGCGAAATATGCTTTGCCCCAGGTAACAGATCGGCCTTTTTGCCGCTCCAGTTTTTAAAGCAGTAGTATGGATATAATTTTTTGTCCAACTCAACCAGCTTTCCCGCTGAGCAAATTTCCATACCGTATAGATATTGGCTTACTCCGCTAACACCGTTCCACTTTGACGTACCTGCATGATATCCGAACCCACTAAACCCTATACTGTTTGGGACGTGAATAACTCCATCAATGTCCATACAAAAATAAGAATACCCGCTTGCCGCACCGTCAATAAGCGTACCCATGGCTGACCCCTGGTCTTGGCGGCCTGCTGTGTAGTGAACGACGACTCCCTTAGCCTGGCCGCTCTTAGTTTTATACTTGCCTCTGTTTTTCATAGGTACGTCAACGAACCGTATGTCAGGCTTAACATATTTTACAGAAACTAACGCAGGAGGAGGATCGCGCTCAGGCTCCTTTTCTTGTAACTTTAGAGTGCCTATGACCTTTAAAAGCATCTCAACAATAGTCTCTAAAATAGCACGCATATAAACCCCCTACGGTATCTTCTTTAATGCATCGTCTATTGCATAAAACAAACCGTCAAGCGCTCCAATCGCCTGATCGCACTCGTGTTTTATACAAGCTGAACTCAACTCTTTTTTAATCTTAGCCCAGTCTTCGGCTAGAAGAATAACACCTTTACGGCTAATTTTTTTCCAATCATTGGCAGGGATTTCCTTATCAGGCTTCCCTAGGCTTGATACGCCAAAGCCGTTACCGCTGGCTGGCAGAGTAACGTATGTATAGATATCAGGTATCTTTACGCTCGCGCACGCCGAAAGAAGCAAACTTACGATGAGCGTCGCGAACGCGGTCATCAATACGCTTCTTCTCATCATCGCTAAGCTCCTTTGTTTTATTGTCAACAATGGTCCAAGCCTCATTAATTATTTTTTCCCACTCATTCTTCTGCAGTGCTATTTCGATATTGCTTATCCCAACATTAGCCAATATTAAACCGTTTCCGGCAAGCCATGAAAACAGCTTGGTCAACAAGTAGTGCGTGGCCGTACCCCACGCACCAACTGCCAACCAGGCCATTGGCGTTGAGGCGAGTAGCATCATGGTAGCAGTCGCTGCCTTTGACCCGATCCCATCAAGCTTATGTTTCACTAGCGCCCCAGGGCTGCCGAAATCATGGATACCATGCTGTCGTCTAACGTGTTGTCAGTTTTTAGTGCGGCCTTTTTTAAAAGATCGATTACGTCTAACCTAAACGAAAGCAAGGCCTCAGCAGATCCTTCCTTGTACGAAGCAGACGCTAGTACGAACCCATTCGCGTCAACATCTATTGAATATGAACCGCCTGCTCCGATTTCACCTGCCACTTCTTTGCCTTCTAACATAAACACTCCTTTGTTTTATGATTCTAATTTGGATACTCGATTACCAAGTTCAGATACTTGCGTCTCAACGACTGAAAGTCTAGACGAATGAATGCTCATATCTTTAGTTACCGCTTCTCTTAATTCTTTAACTTCGTTCTTAATGCCATGCATGTCTCCACTCATAGATTTAATTGAGTTTTCTATCGAAGACATATGCGCTCCGACTTTCTTTACTATTACTCTCCATACGACTGCTACAACTATTAAGTACTCAGTAAGATCAGCTTGAGCGGCTTTTCCGATTATGCCAAGCGCAAACTCTGAGTTAAAGAAGTCCATTAAGCGTACTCCTCGACAACGACAACGCCGTCAGCTCCACTGGCTCCAGCGTTGTCAGTTCCGTTAATCCCAGATGATCCGCCTCCTCCTCCACCATATGACGATCCTACAGATCCAGACAGATTGGCGCCGTTCCCCAATCCGCCGCCGCCAAACACCGATCCCCCGCCATTAGATGGAAAGCCTGACGACCCTGAAAACCGACCCGCCCATGTCCCAACGCCTCCAACAATATTTAAATCACCACTAGCGCCTGCCCCTCCACTACCAGGGGTGCCGCCTCTTGCTGCAGATGATCCTGACGCTTGCGCCGCTCCACCAGTACCTCCTGTTGCCGACGCGTGAGATCCGAACGAGCTTGTAGCGCCTGAGGCTCCTGAGCTTCCTGATGTGTTGCCACCTGCCCCGCCGGCGCCAACCGTTACTGTTTCAGTTGCTCCTACAGATGTATTTTGAATCACCTTTATTGATGTACCGCCACCGCCACCACCTCCTGAAAATGCTGCTTCAGAGGCGTTAGATGCTGCCCCTCCGCTACCTCCTCCACCACCAACTATTGTTACTTTGATGTAAGACGCTGAGTTGTTTTTTGTGTAAGTGTGAGGACTGCCTGATGTCCCGTAAACGTATTGCGCTAAAAGCTTTCCGCCTGCTAGTCCTGAGAAATCAGACCACGTCGCTCCGTTATAGTATCTATATTTGTTTGCGCTCGAACTATAATAAACATCACCATTAGCGGGCGTTGGCGTTGTAGGATCAGAAGCCTGTTGCCAACCGCTAATAAAGCCATGAGTCATAGACAATCTTTTACTGTCTACAATAACTTGCCCCTGGTCATTGGCCGACGGAGCCGCTCCATTAGTAATATTCAAGTCACCTGAGGTTCCGCTATTACTGTCCCCTGTGGTTATAAACGCGTCCCCACTATTCGTATCAGCATTCCCGGTACCGATAGTAAGATTGCCTGTGTCGTTGCTTGCTGACGTGCCACTCTTCACAGTAATGTTACCGCTTACCCCAGACGCAACATCGCCTGAATTGATCTGTACATTACCTGACGAGGCCGAGCTCGACGTGATATTACCTGACTTAATTGCTAACGCGCCAGATCCTCCGCCAGATCCACTTGAGGTTCCTGACTGAACTTCTACGTCTCCAGAAACAGCGTCTACAGCTGTCCCGTTTCCACTCTTCAACGACACCATTCCTGTAGACGTATCAGATTGCCCGCTAAGCAAACTTAATGATGACGACGCAGATCCTGTCTCGTCCTGTGTTTTTAAAATTGCTGAAGCCTTGTTAAAAATTAAATCCTGGTTGACCGCTGTCGGAGACAGCAGGTTAGACAAGTACTGATCAGCACTTGCGCCGCCACCTACTTGCTGCTCTAGACCACTTGAATCAAGACGGTAAAGAAGTCCATCAGATTTGAAATAAAGCTTAAACCTACCCGCCGTAGGGTTTGCAGGCGTTGTTATTCCAAGTAAATCTTCATATCCGCTCAAACTTACGTTAATGAAAGCCGGAGACGCAGTTGTATTAACACTCTGGTCTAGTATTGGGATACTTGCTACCGGAGCACCTGTTGCATCAAACGATAAAAACTTGTCGGCGTTTCCTATAACTGTCTTAATACTAGTGATCGGTAAATCTGTTATCGTGTTGCTGTCACCGTCTATAGATTTGTTGGTAAACGTCTGAGCCGTAGATACATCTGCTACTTGAACCTCTAGGCCAATAAGACCGGCCTTCCATTTAGACGCAACTGTTGAATCAAAAACAAGTGATCCATGAGTACTGGTCCGCTCAACAGTAAGGCCCGCGCCATCAGCGAGAGCGTCGTTGCCGTTTTTGTTTACCGTCACGTTAACGTCTTCAACGTCAAGAGTAGCCGTGTTTATTGTAGTAGTTGTTCCGTTAACTGTTAAATTGCCTTGAACAGTTAAATCCCCTGGTATTCCAACGCTATCTGTTCCATCTATAGTAACACCTGTTGACACAATAGCGTCGCCTAAGACTGAGTTAAACTTAGCGACGCCATCTAGCGTAGACACCCCAGGCTTTTCAAGCTTGTCAGCCGTCGCCAGGTCCAGCCGTTCAATTGCCTGCTTCCTTGAGTCACCGTCTACAACGTAATTGGTAGAAGCATATATTTTTGCGTTACCATCCGCCTCTCCGCTAGCTCCATCGCTATCAAATAACTTATTGATCGCACGCTGTGTGTTTACAATTGCAGGCCCGGAATTAACATCGGTCGTGTTGTTTAGTCCTACTACGCCTACTGTATCGCTATTGTCAGTTCTTGAGACAAATGCAGTGTTGAACGTTGTCTCGTTACCCTTTTGTCCATTGTTTACCATCGGTCAACTCCTAAGAAACCACTCTTAATTTAAGAACACCTGTCTCGTATATGTCAGGTAAATTCTGGGAAAAAAGCTCGCGAAGCTTAAACCCGGTTCCATCGTTATGCGATGGAAACGATTCTAATATGACCTTTTCATACACGGCCGGACTATTGATGTTTTCTACGAATTCAAATCTTCTTTTTTGAGTTATATCTGTTAAAAAATCTAAAGCGCTTTGCAGTCCATTTGAGTTATTTTTTATAACGATGCCGTCCATAACTCTACTCGTTATAAACTTTATGTCCATTTCTATGAATTTCTCAGTTCCGAACCGCACTATCTCCACACGTCCACTTGCAGTTTTATTAACCGTTGCATCGGCGCTTTGCTTATAGTGGGCGCTTGGTACGTAACTTTGAAGCATAAACTGCGGGTAATATTCAGATCCTGCCTTTACTGACCCTGAGTATGAGCTGGCCCCTGTTAAATCAGACGCCTGCATGAACCCTATAGTTTCAGCTAGAGATACTCCTACGTTCGTCCCCGTATTAAGCAATAAACTAAAAGTAGATGGTGCCGATATGGTAATTATATTGCCCGACCTGTTGACTGAGACCGTGTATTCAAGTAACCCGGCAGCGCGCATCGCCGATTGTAGTGCAGATGCGTACTCGCCAAGAGTATAACTTCCTGAAGTAAGCTCCGCAGTCAGCTGGCCGCCGCCTTCAGAGAAATCTAATTTGTTACTTGAGTCATCAACTAACATTCCGTAATTAAATTTAGAATATGTGTAAATCATGTCGCGATGACCCTCGAGCCTTGAGAATTAAATGCTTCGTTTAGCAAGTCAACTATGCGCATGCCGGATTCTTTCGAGTCGAGAACGTCGCCTTGAACATTAACGACAACGCGCTGCTGGTTTTCTCTAGACAGATTATCTGCAGGAGATAGCGCATCAGCAGGAGCTCCGCCGATAGACCCTCCTCCTCCAGATGGAACACTTGTGCTAACCGATGATCCACCACCTCCGCTCCCACCAATGGCCTGCATCGCGCTTCCAGCTACCGTCATCGCCGAACCTGTTGCAATGAGCCCCTGCGCTGTGGGGTCTAGTCCATAAGACTCGAATGCTCTAGCTATACCTTGTAGAATTCTTGCCGCGCCTTCAGTTACAAGAGCCTGGCCTATCGCGCTTAACATCGCGGCACCAAACGCCTCGAATAAATTCTCACCCTTAACAAGCGCTCGACCGACTGCTGACATCCCAGACGCAACGGCGCCTGAAAACGCATTTATCGATCTTGCGCCTGAATCAATGAATGCTTTTTTACTATCGTTAGCTATCGTGTAAGCAGCATCCGTCCAGCCTTGTTTGAACAAAGACGTAGATTCACCAAGGCTCGTAATCTCGCCTGATAGAGACTGCATATTCTGGTATATTGATGGAATCTCGTCAGCATTAACGGCTTTTAGCTGCTCAGACGAAACTGCTAATCCCATGACCTTACCATTGTACTCGTCAATTTTTAGCGAAGCATTTTCAACGGAAAGACTTAGCTTGTTAAAACCATCCGACATAGCGTTTGTGACGCTAAAGTCGCTAGAAATATTGTTAAATGACTCACGCGTAGAGTTGGCCAGTCCTGAAAGCGCCTGCTTGTTAGATTCAAAATTTTTAGCCCAATCAGCCGCCGTCTTATCACTTACCAGACCTACAGCGTTCAATCCTTGAACGATTAAATTAGTAGCGCCTGAAAACCCTGTTCCTAGAGCAACAACGCCTGTCAATATTGCGTTAAATACAAAATTGCTAAAATTGTACAAAAGCTCCAGAACAGGCATTACGTTCTCTGTTATAATTTTAGCAAATTCAAGTAGCCCGAGAATAATTCCCCTAAATGGGTCCGATCCACCTTTAAACCCTGTGATGTAACTGGCAAGTTTACGCAATGCCTCGCCTACAAAATTAATCACCGCTATAACCGCAGGTGACTTAACAACATAGTCACCTATTGATTCAAGTAAATCGCTAAAAGCATTGGCCGCTTTAGCGATTGCTCCGCTGTATGTGTCAGCATTTGTGACAGCCGCTCCTGAAAACTTGCTAGCAAAAGAATCAATTGCAGCCCCAGCCGCCAACTGCTGCTGAGTGAATCCCTTTAGCTCAGGATTGATCTTAGACAGCCCAGCGCCAAGTTCTCCTGATAGTGTTCCACCTAGCTTTCTAACGGCAGACTCAGCGTCAATCCCGGTGGCAGAAGCGAAATCCAATGACGCTTTTGTTAGCCTTATTGCCTCATCAGTTGTTCTTGCGTAAGTTCTAGCTAAAGCCCCAAGCTCCAGAACTTGCTCATCACTAAAGCTGGTTGATCTAGATATCTCATCAGCCAAGTCTCTAAACTGGCCTGAGGTTTTTTGAGAAAAGTCTCCCGCTAGCTTTAGAGCTGTATTTAGCTTTGTGAGAGCGTTCTCGGCTTCAGACGCCTCATCGATTGCCGACTTTAGAAAAGCACCACTTGCGAGCGCGGCTCCCGCAGCAGCAAATGCGGCGATTAAAGGAGCTGACGCTCCTGAAAAAATCGACCCCATCGCTCCAGCCGCGCCTCTAGCCTCACTCTCAAGTTTGGCGAAGCCTCTCCTGATAGACCCATCATCTAATTCTATCGCTATTTCTATTCTATCGTCCGCCACGCGCCAGCTTCCTTGCTAAGTTTGCAGCCACTTCCTTGTAGTCCAAAAGCGTTCTCAGAATGTACATGTCAGAGCGGTCTTTTAACGCTCTTTGGATTTGGACTTTCGCAGAGTCTGTCATGCTTGAGAAGTTCGTATAACTTATAAGCGCCAAACTCTCTCTAGCCTCTAGCATTACCATCGCCTTTTCTGCTAACAGGTAATCCCTAAACAGCATTCCGTCTATGCCCGCAAATGTCCATCCGTAAAATCTTGCTACCTTAGCTTTCGCTAAGATAGCGTCATCTACTTTTTTTCGCTGATTGCTCCAACTATTCCATCAACTAAAGCTTTCACGGAACGAATAGGCATCGATTCAGTGGCACTTTTAGGCATACCAAGTAAAGCCAAAAAGTCTACAATCTTAGAGTGATCATCTGACGCTAGATCTTTAAGCGCCATCATCTCGCCAACGGTAGGCTCACGCATCTCGTAAACGTTACCATCGAACTTAACATTGAACTTTATGCTTGAGCCTAAATCGATATCCATCCAACTCCCCCTCTTAGTTAATTAAAACCCCGCTTGGAACACATCTCCAAACGCAATCGCATTAACCTTACTGTTTGCAGAAGTATCTAGGAAGCCTTTCCACGTCACGTTAAGAACTTGTGGGTTCTCGCCTGAAAACGACAATGATTCAGGCATCGGAACACACAACATAACAACAGTGTCAGACTCATTATTTAATGCATTAACAGGCCTTAAGACTAAACGTGCAGCATTAACTAGAATATTAGTCCCGATGACAGACCCGCCTGCGCCAAACACTTCTGTCCCGCCGCTCGGAGTGTAAGATCCACCATAAATGCTATAAATCTCTTTTAACTTAGATGAATCTGTCTCAAGCAGAACTGTTTTACACTCAATCTTATCAAACCCCTGGCTAAGTGTGGCTAAGGGAGTGACACCATACTGGTGAGCCTTAATGTCTAGAGTGGCCGGGCTTACAGAAGGCTCAATATTGCCCTGAAGTAAACCTAAGTCAAAGTTCTTTCCGCTTCGACAAATCGTTAGCAAAACAGTGGTTGCGTTACCAACGGTGGCATCAGCGACTGCACCAACCGCTGTGCGCTTAACTGTTACGATAGTACCGCTGGCCGTTGCATCGAATCCTGTAGCAGCACCTACGGCAGACGCAAATGCCGTAGCGATAGCTGCAGGTGTAGCTGACGCAGCATAGTCAACCCCTATCCCTGTATGAGCTGCCACTGCAGGGTCAGTGTCTGTATTGTTCTCATCGAACCATGCGTAGAAATCAGTACCCGCTGCGTTTTGCATGGTAACATACTTACCGCCGAGACCAGCTGCAGTCGAGTTCGCGAAGTCCCATTGCTCCACGGCCTCTATTTGCCAGTAAACATTTACTGGATTTATTTTGATATTATTTGCTGACGACGCCATAAGTAACCCTCCGTGGATTTAAGCGTTGTTATTTTTAAAACTTGAAAACTAAATAGTTATCAAACTCCATCTCAACTATCACCGCATTATCATTACTATCGCTCAATTGCTGCACATCAATTGTAACAGGACGAATGTCTTTTAATCCAATGGTTTGAAGCCTATTAGATGGCGACAAAAGACCTGCTATAATATTATGCGCTTCAGTCAAGGCCTCATCAATCGCTGCATTTGTATTTCTGAATCCCTTCAAATGCACTCTAAGCGTAAGAGGATAACGAAAGGTATGATGCAATTGATTGGCTGGACCTGACACGATCCTACCAATTTGAAAGCAGTAAGATCTATCAAGAATAGTCGATGGGATATTCGACTTGTTAAAGCCATCATCCCACTCGGTAAACCCCAGTGGATTAATTATCCCTCGATAAAAATCTCTAACTCCATCTAGATTCATTCTCTAATCAAATCCCTTGATTGGAGGTTTACGTCTTCAGCCATCGAAGTTTGGCCATCACCATCTAAGTCTAGCCGGACCTTAGTCCTGTCGGCTTTATCCTTAGCAACGCCAGTGTAATACTTAGCCTTTTCGCTAAAGATATCATCAATGCTATTAGAAATGTTTCTAAATATTAAGCTCAAGGTCAAATACTTAGACCACGATTTTACCTCTTCAATGTCAATAATGCGGTCTTTACTTAATCTATTGCCGTCAACGTCGGTTATATTTGCCTCAGCAAGCCAGTCTATAATCTTAATTTGCGCCTCTCTATGCACATTAAGGTATGACGAGCGCCCTTCTGGTACCCACTTCAAGATATCTGACTCAATGGCAATAATGTCTTGGTCATTAGAATAAAGCATATCATCAGCCGCTGTCAGCACGCTAACCACTTTACTAAACGACACAGTAGACCCAGCAGTAACCCGCAGAGTCACCGTAACATCGCGGCTTGTTCCACTATAAGCCCAGTCTAGATACCAATCCTTATAGCTAGATCCTGTCACATCGATAAATCCTGCACCTGCTTCGGGCTCAATCTCTACTAGCGTTATCGCAGCGCTATCCTTAGACACAAAAGTCTTGGCGGCAGAAAGCCTGGTCTTGTCATTTACCTGAACTGTACTTTCGACTTCTAATACTGGAAAAATCATTAGAATCCACCTCCATTAATCATCCACGCTACCCCTAGCTGGGAAAAACCAATGGCCACATAGACACCCAATAACAAAAGAAATACTAGGCACAATTCGAGACCAGTCAGTAATAACCACGCTGATAGACGAGTTATCAGCTGACATGTAAGCGTAAACATCCCAAACCCCCCATGCGACAATGGTAATCAAAATAAGTAGTATCGTATACTTCCTAATCATAACGACTCAGCAAGCCTCCATAATCCATCAGCCATATCATCACTCATCCCAAGAAGAGGAATCACTGCTTTAACAAATTCATCGCGTCTATTAAAAAATGATGCGTACTCCCAAGCCGTCCTTGCCAAAGACGCATCTGGCTCTGGCAAATAATTAAAAGCTGCATCTATAAGTGCCAGATCAATACCGGATATTATCAATGCCTTCCTTAGTTGGATTGCACTAACTTCCTTTAAGTCAGGGTAGCAATATCCATTATCAAAAATCCACCCAACAGTAGGCGTCCTTGGAAAATAATCTAGCGGTAGTATCTGCTGATAATGTGGTGACAATAGAGCTGTCTCATCGTCAGAAAGCTCCCTTATCTCAAGAACTTTACCATCGTTGATAAGCGCATGTTCCATTAGTCATCAGCCTTTAAAATAAATAGCTGCTCAACTGCTCTTCGTAGCATTATTACATTCTCGAAAACGCCAAGATGATTTAGATATATCTTCTTCTTAAACCGACGTCTAACACGGACACAAGTGAACTCTATGGCGTACACCTCCGAACCGCTCAACTCATTAGGCAAAAAATCAACTGCCGGGATGGCTACGCTATGAATACCTAAAGTCTCTGTCGCCGCCACTGATACAATCTCTGTCTCGCTAAAATCAGTTTGATCAACAATATAAAGTGTAAACTGACCTGACGACGATGACAGTTTCTTTCCATCAAGCTTCAAGAATGAAAACGCCTTAACTCCATTAAGCGAATCACCATCAAAAAATGCATGAAGCTCAACTTCGACCTCAGAGCTACTGTGCTGAGACCATACCCTCTCCAATTTAATAGCACTCTCGCCTGACGCCGTAACGACTCCTGCCCCGGGCTGCCTGATCGGGACAATTACATCAGAACTCTTAAGGTGCCTAATCCTCCTCATCAATCACCTACAACTAAACCTATCGACGCAGTCTTGCTTACGCCATCAATAGAAAGATCAATCTCAAGCAGATAATGGTTTAGATCTATAATCGCAAGAGCGGATACTGGAGTTGAATGGTAGTACCCATTTACGTCAGGTGTAATCGATGAACCGGAAACCCCAGGTACCGCAGCCCCAGTCTTGTCTCTAACGACAAAGCTTCCCGTACCAAGATTTGAGTCAACGCGCTCACCATTTTCTAAAATCCAAAATGTACACTCAAAGTTGTTACTAGCGCTGATGTTAGCTATTGCACACACTTGGTAATGAGCGTCAACATGGATAGAGCCAGATAGAAACGTTCCATGATATGCGGACGATTGGGTAAAAATATCAGCCATTGATTATAGCTCCCTTAAGGCCGGACGAATATCAACCCCGGGAGGAGCGCTAAACTCGTACCTGACTAGCGTCCCCACTACGTTAGGAATAACACCAAGCGCGTTCCACGAAACGCCACCATCTGTTGAGTAACTAAACCGAGCCGCGTTTGCCGAGCTATTATGGTCAACCTGTGTCACATTAGATAAATCCTTAGCGATATATCTAAGCGTCGGAACAGATCCTGAGTACACTTGCTTTAATCTAAAAGCGGTCCTCGACGGGTTACCGTTATCGGAATCATCAACTGACAATTCCCAATGATCAGAGCTATCTGTCAGCGACTCGAAACCTAGGAAAAAATCCTCTAGCTGAGCTGGAATAGATGTATCCAGCCCAAGAGTGTCGAAATATATCTTAAATTGTATTTGGTCCCCAGATGCAAAGGCCGTTAAATCCTCAGCAAATGGAAGCGGCGTCCACCCGCCAGTAGCTACTCCAAAGCCACTTGTTCTATAATGAATCTCAAGCGACCCAGTGTAATCAAAAAGAGCATCTGTGGTCGTTAAGAATTTAAGCACAGATGCAGGAGCATCTAAAACCTTAGTAATAATGTAGCTGTGATCAAATGTAACGTCTGACCTTAAGTCAGACATGATCACACCACGCTGACCTGCGGCCGTGTTTATCATTGCAATCCATCCAGCCTCTACGTCAAGAGCTGAGATGGCAGCAGCGGACTGGAGCTCTATTGCATCGTGACTAATACCCTCTAAGTATTTGTTGGAGTTGCCTCCAAAAACCTTTACTAAGGCGCTATTCACAAACTGCTTCATGATAAACACGAAACCTGACGCACTAACAATAGCCTTATCCAAAACGTTAGACCATGCTGCGTATGTAATTGACGGAACAACAATCTCCCCTGCTGCACCTATAGAATTTACCGTCTGAAGCGATGGCCAAGTTGTGGCTCCAGCAGTTAACTCCGATAACCGGCCCATATATAAGTTAGTAGTCGTACAGAAGAACGAACAGCCAAAACCTGCGTTAGAAGTGTGCGCAGGCATAGCGTAATCCTCTGAATCAGTTAACAGTAACGTCCCGGAAAGAGACGGAAGGTTACCCGTCTTATGTAAAAAGTTTGAGCCAGTAGTACCAAACGCCCGACCTATGTTGGCTGCCGATATATCAGTGGTGAAGTTAAATGCAGGCCCGCCAGATGTCGCCGATAACTGGTAACTAGTACCGGCCACAGAGTTTACTACGAAATAAACAGTCCCAACTACTAAACCTGTGCCGCCTGTAAGCGATGTAAACACCACCGGGTCACCGTTAATAAAGCTGTGACCTGAGTGTGATATGACATCTGTTGAGGCTGCGCCTGTTACTGCACTAGTTGAATACGTTGGGGCAACTGATGTATCAAAAACATAGTATTGGTGAGCTGTCCCAATACCGTTATGGACATAAATTCTATTAGCCCCAGAGTCTAAAACCGCTCCTGCTGCGGCCTGCATCAAGTGCCCCGCGCCTATTGCCGCAGTATTTTCCTGTAAAAAGTAGACAGCTTTTTGGTTGTTGCCTGTAGCGAATTGAATAGTTGGATAACCAACTTGCGCGAAATCAGCAAGGTCTATGTTGTTTATGAGCAACAACCCACCATTGATAAGCACAGACCCGGTGGTGGCAAGAAATATCTTCCAGCCCGTCGTTCCAGTGTCAATAACCTTAAGAGATCTATATACCGTGGTCGTAGTAGAAATATCTGGCATGCTGACAAGAATACGGCCTACGTAAGTATACACACCTGTTGAGTAATCAATATTGTATAAAAGTATGTTAGTCGTAACCGCCTCAGAGCTTAAGACAAACATTCTGCCATTACTTGTTAAGTACAGGTTGTTAGCAGCCATCGTGATCGCGGTGTCAGTCTGGATATCTACAAATTTATTTAGCGGAGGACCAAGGACAGTCTTTCCGCCAATCGTCTTTTGATTGACCCTACCAAAAATAGTAGTTTTAGTCTGGTCGTAGCTTGAGACAACGTCTTCATTTAGATCAGCGTTAACATATCTCACAAGTGCTCCCCCGTTAAATCAAATTGTATCCAATACCAGTAAGTAAATACCGCAGACCGCTCGCAGTATAGTAAAACTCTTTTGTAAACGTCTGCGGCGTAAAGGCCCCACCCGTATACTCAATCTTATCAATGCGCTGATTTATTGACCCAACGTCGTGATAACTCACAGTCTTGGTGACGTCGCGATCAGGATAAAGCGCACTCGAATAAACAACTTGACTAATAATTTGGGTCTTTAGACCCGCGTCAATGTTTGTTATCGAGCACACAGTGTCATAAGCAGATAACCACCCTAAACCATATTTAAAAAGAACAGAGTCAGGGAGATCGGTGATCAAGTCCAAGTTACCTGAAATAGGATTAAACTTGAAGCTCACGTTCTCACCACGCTCGTTAGATACTTCTTGGTGGCGTCAGTGTAAGTAACAGTAACGGTGGCCTCTAACGTAACCCCCGTGCGATACGCGTAAACCTCTACAACAGCACTAGGATAAGACGCCAAAATGTTATCAAATGTTATACCTTCAAGCAGCGAACCAATAGCAATATTAGCAGTTAAACTACCGCTCACAAGACGATGCGGCTTACCGTCAATCTCAACAAAATTATTAAAATCACGGTCCTGAATCGTATTAGGAAGCGCCATTACTTAGCCCTCTCAATATCGATTGTGTACCAAGCGTACCACTGGCCATTTACAAACTGAATATCGAAGTAACTAACATAGGACTTTAGCCTAACGTTGTTAGCTAACATGGCCCGGATTAAAGCATCTGGAGTCCTGGCCTTCACATAATGAGGCACGTCCACCAAAGAAGGTGGACGCGCAAAGCCAGTAACCGCCATTTACTAGTTATTATCCTTAACGATTAGAGCTGACTCGGATACTCCAACACCCTGTTGGTTGATCTCCAAAGCCTTAACTCCAAACTTTTGATCCATAACCTTAAGCATAGCGCCTGCGCCATACTCTGGGGCTGCCCGCTGGTCAATCATAGGACCGCGCTGGAATCCTAAACAGATTCCTTCTGCGTCGTACATAAAGTACTGATTAGATCCAAGCTCAGGAGTAACAAGTACGGGGATGCCGTAAACTTGAGACAATATTCCCTCGGGGATAACTGCTCGACCATAGTCTTGAGCAAGTGTGAACTTGTTGATGCCTAGCAACACCGCTTCCTGCGCAGGGCTGATAGCCAAGCGAAGGTTACGAGCATTTGCCTTACGGCCCAAAAGAGCTGCACGCATCTCGAGGATTACTGCATCTGAAATGTTTCCAGCTGTAGTAGTCGCAACGCCAGCACTCTCAAGCTCAAGGATAAGCTTTTGGTCAACATAAAGACCATGAGCCTTAGCCGCCCTTTTCGCATACTCAGCTTCAACGTCAACAGGCGTCTCAAGAGCATCTTGAGGATCAATAGTCCACGCGACCGTGGCCATAAAGCTTAGAGTTAACGTATCCTTAGTGAAAGTAAGCGATTGAATAGAAGCCTGAGCAGCACTTGCTCGGTCTTCTACTGAAAAGCTTCCAGCCTTTGGAAATGAAATAGTAGATGCTCCAGGACGGCAAAATCCTGACACATCATATACGTTAGAAGCAAGAACAGACGCGCTGATAAGTTCCTTCTGAACCAGTGCGCTGATCGCCGCTTCTTTCACTGCTGTTAATTCTGTATTACCCGTAACTCCCATTTTAAACCCTCCGTTGGTTTAACGATTTTTATTGAGCCAGTCGGATATTTCCTCTTTGCTCATTTTTTTGAAATCTAACTTTTTTTCTTTCTCAATAGGCTCACCACCGGGGAGGCTACTGTTTACTTTAGGCGCTGCCTTGGTGAACAAATATGGATTCGATGATTTCATTGCAGCTACAATCTCAGCCACCTTTCCATGGTCGGCCTCGAATGTATCCGCATCCACCTCTACATCACTCAAGTCAGCTAACTTCATCAAAGCCTTGGCATCTACGCATCCGTGCTTAACTGCTTCATCACGAACTTGAGCTTCTAACGCTTTATAGGCGTACTTTTGGAACACCTGACGCTCGCTCTTCTTAACCTTATCAAGCTCAGCGCGAAGACCTGTGATAGTTTCCTCGTGCTTTCCAACTCGCATCTGCTCGTTTTGCTCTAGCTCAGCTAGACGATCTTTAAGCGCCTGCGCTTCACGCAATTGCTCCTTTAACCGCTTCGCCTCACCCAAGGTTCTTCTATATGTTTCGTATGAGACAGAATCTTTGCCACTAGCTTTTGGTTCCGTTTGATCCTGACCATCGTCACCAACGATATCAGTCGCGACACTGTCGCTTCGGACTTCTGACATTATAACTCTCCTTGTTGTTGTCTTTCAAGTCTAAAGCCTACGTCTTGTAGCTATTGCTCTTCGCAAATGCCGCAGGACCATAGTCTTGATCCGTGACTTGAACTTATTATTAGTGTTCAGACTTTTATCGAAAACGACAAAGCCTTTTTTAAACAACCATTTAATAATTTGTGAATTGCTCTCTCTATTCGTTGAACCAGCACCTGTCTTATACCCAGGATGCTGCCCCGAAAAATATAAACTCAAAACCCCAGGCCTCTTAACTTCATAGCGCAATGAATCAAGAAGTTTACCTGTCAATGTAAGATTAGACCTTTGAGCCTTGTATGTGTCGTGAACTGGATTATGTTTTTCTAGGTAGCGGCGGTGCTTTACTGTTGATTGTTTAAGCGGCCTGAAGTCACCATCTTCATTTAATGGCTTACCAATACGTGCTTGATACTTTATTCGCTCTACGGAAAACTGACCTATCTCTCCTAAAAGATCATTATTCCTAATCACTGAATCAAGCGATTTCCTTACACCATCAGATACAATCCTTAATGAGTCGACCTTAAGGTTAAACTTAAACAAGCTAGTCCTCTTCTTCTATCTGATCAATTAAGTCACTAGCCAATAAACTCGTAGCATCCTCGCCAACGCTCACAGCTTTCTTAACTTTAGTCTTAAATTTTCCTACAATTGAAGAGACCTCATCCTTAGTAAAGCCAAAGAACGGACGCTTAACCACAGTATCTCCAGTCTGATGGTTAAAAGCTTTCTCCACCTCGTCTTCTCCTATGCCTATTACAATCTTATTACCATCCGTAGACACAATGTCTATCGACGCTAACATGTCACCTGTAAGTTTCATGTTTACTTTGTTCTTAGACTTGCCCGCAGCTTTAAACTCTAACGACTCGCTGTACAGTTTAGAATAAGGACTCTTAAGCCTAACGCCGCCAATACCTCGACCATCGTCTATGCGAGAAAGCATTTGATCGATCATCACCTGACCAATGGCTTGTTTGAGTGATTCGTCCTCACTCAAGTCAACGCCGAACAGCTCTTTGAGATCGAACTCTTGCTCTATTTTACTAAGCGTTATCGTAGGTTTCTTCATTGTCGCTCATCTCCATTAGCACATTCTCCGTTGGAATCTGAACTACCTGCGGAGCAGTGACCTGAGACATATCGCTATTAATTTCAGCCAATATCTCTTCAGCCCTATCAACGCTCACGTCCCTAAGTTCTGAAATAGCCTCAACCTTAGACATAAGTCCTGCATCAATAAGCTTAATCATCGAGTCTTCTTTTTCTTGACGAGTCTGCACATCCATTGGTTCTTTGAATGCTATCTCAACCTCGACCGCATCACTTATCTGCGGTCCTCTAAACTCAGGCTCAAGCTCACCATCGCCACTTACTTGCTGCATGACATTTGACCATGCTTTTAAAAGCTCGAAATATTCGTGCTCTACCCATCTAAATAAATCCATGTCTTGTTTGCTGGCTTGAAATTTATCTAAGTTACTCAATAGATGATCTATTCCGCTAGCAAAGGACTTAAGCTCGTTCTTACCGCTAACCACGGCGGGGTTTAGTCCTATGCTGGATAGAAACATCTTTAATTGAGTATTTATTATTTCAAGACCAGATGCTAAGTCAGGACTTGGACTTTCAAAAACAAACTTAGGCTCAGTGTTAGGAGTGTTTGGATCAAGCTTTAACCATAACACTTTACTCGGACCAACCATAAGGTTCTTAGGCTCCTCAGCCGAATATACAATCGCTTGACTATAAGCCTGAAGCCTGGACACGTTAGCCAAGTCGCTTAACTGTGATAATAGATCAATGGTAAACTCAGCAGCACTGGATCCACGGCGAACAAAGAATTGGAAATCCTTCTCGTGTGAAATGTCGATAAACGGACACATACCAATGGGATTAAGGATAACCTCACCAATAATCGCACCATTACCGTCCATAGTGAAATGAAGCTCGTCAGTCCATACAACATACTTACGCATTGCCAATCTATCATTATCGTCAGCAATCTTTTGGTTATTGCTGTCGTTGTAATTGTATGCATAATTGTCTGCATAATATGCAGTATTAAGGTAAGTCGATCTCTGATCCATATCCCACACGTTAAGGATATAAGCATAAGCTCGCTCTGGATTCTCGCTGTCCGGTATTACGTCCAGGTCTTTTGGTGAAAGAACGCGAGTAACGAGCTTCCCGCCCATAGGAAGTACGTATAAAAAGCATTGCTCGAACAATTTGTAATACCTATTTGCAAGTCGCATCTTCTGATCGACTTTGCACTCATGATATAATCCTTCGCAAAAAGACAATTCAGCCTCACTAGCATTTAAAAAATGCCTCTCAGGCTCAGTTACGTAAAGGCTAGCCTGCTCATCGATAATACGAGGCAGGGGATTAATGCTAAGAACCTTACGCATGTTTATTGTGGACTTAGGTCCGAATTCGCTATTTAACCGCTCTAGAACATATTGAGCCTGACGATTGCGATAGATATCAAACTTGCGCTGCTCAGCGCGTTTACGGCTTAAGTTCTCTTCGCTTGTGATCTCATCAATTATTGCTTTTCTCTGACCTTGCGTTGAAAAGTCTGGATTCATCATCTCGCTCCATGAGTGATTTCATAAATTTACGACGGTGATTTTAAGCCTCACTGAAGCTTTCTAATATTTTAACCTCAGTACCCTCATCATATGTCAACACATAGTACCAATTCTTGTCATTAAATTTTACACGGCTAATCTTTTTTAACGTCACCTATCTACCATATGCACACCACCTGACGGGCGCAATATCGGAAAACTAAACCATGCAGCGTAACCTAGTGCGTCTGAAATGTGCGTTAACATCTTATCGCTCGAGACGTCAGGTTGAGTGGTTCCATCTTTAAAAGTAACAGACTCTAGATCACGAATTAAGTTTTTACAGCTCGGGTCTATTTCAATTCTATCCTTATCCAACAGGTTGTTAACACACGCATACCGATCAAATCTAGCTGGGTTTAAGTTGAACACTACTTCTAGACCTAAGTCCCTTAGTATCTGATGATCAGTCTTACCCTTTTGCTGTGAAGTCTTATTGGCGTTTCCTGTGGAGTCTGGAATAATGCGCATTCTATATTTTCCATACTTTTCCAACAAACGATTTCCCATCTCCTCTGTGTTCGACGACATCAGCCATATTTCTCCCACCACTTTGATCTTGTTATCATAAACTTGAGCTATTACCGCAGTTAGAGGGTTTACGTTAAAGTCCATTCCAACTAATAACGGAAAACCTGGATTCACCAATTGAGGTTTAACGTGCCGTGCTCTATTAAACGCGTAGTATACCTGACCTACTCCTGTCGCGACAAACTCACCAAGCACTTCTTGTTGATACATTTTATCGTCATAGCTATCTCTAAGAGACTTAACGTAACCATCTGGTAAAAACGGATTGTCAAAACTAGACCCCTGAACAAGACTAAAGCCTGGTTTTCTATTTGGTCCTGAGAAGTAATCGTAAAGCCAATTAAATCCACTAGGGCTAGACGTAAGTCTTATCTGACGATTAGTAGCTCTTCTGTCACGAAGCCTTCCTAGCACTACGTCGAATGCTTCTCGTGACGTGTCCCTGGTTTCATCAAGCCACGCCCATCCTATCTCGATACCTCTGATATTTTGGTAATTATCAAGCGAGTACGCGTAGACCGTCGTGCCCTCTACGTTGATTATGTTTCTCTGCTGATTGTATTTATATTTAAAATTATGATCATCAAGCACTCTAAAAAATGTTGACAACGTAGCGTTACGCAATTGGTTGTAGGTATTCGCACCAATAAATCCACAAGCCTTAGGCTCAGAAATTATTTTTTCCTTAGACCAATGGGCTCCGATAAAGCTCTTACCGCTACCGATACCCGCTGCATACAACGTAGCGAATCCAGTAGACGTTAAGAAATCAGCCTGCTTCTGGCTTAATGCTATTTGCATGTAATAAATATACCGACTGTTTGACTTCTCGACCTTGGTCGTCAAATTCAGCGAATGAGTCACGCTGACCTAAATATTGTTTGCCTAAGAAAATAAGCATGGCAACATTACCTTTTTCAGCAGCTTGCCACTGAAGTCTACGTAATTTAATTTTTCCTTTTTCTTTTCCTTTGAGTAAACTCTCCGCAAAACGGCGGTCGATAGTGTCCACCGAGCAATCGAAAAAAGATGCTATTTCTTTAGTCGTGCAGCCCATAGCCGCCAGCTTCTCTACCTCGATTGGATCTATTTGAATTTTAGGTCGAGCCATTCAACAACTCCGCCTTCTTTCCTGTGTATTTCTCCCAACGGGCTACAATTACGTCGCAGTAGTGTGGATCTAACTCCATCATAAAGCATTTGCGGTGGGTCTTTTCACAAGCAATGAGCGTTGAGCCCGAGCCACCAAAAGTATCTAGAACTTTATGACCTGGCTTTGATGAATTTTCTATTAGCCTCTCAATCAAATCTATTGGCTTCATGGTCGGATGCAGGTCGCTCTTTTTTGGACGCGGGCACTCAATTACAGATGTTTGCTTTCTGTCGCCAAACCACTTGTGAGACCCACCACGCTTCCATCCGTATAAAATTGGTTCATGTTTGTAATGATAATCGCACCTGCCAAGCACCATCTGGTCCTTCAACCAAATTAATTCATGCTTGACTTGCCATCCGGCATCACCAAGGCTCATCATCATCATCATCTGGTCGCCACCTTGACACGCAAACCAGTAGTACGCGGCGCTATCTTCACAAGCTATTAGCGCGGCAGACGCAACATCTCTCCAGAATACTTTCATTTCATCTAGCGGATGATCGTCATTAATGATTTTAGAGTACTTTCTGTCCTTATTAACCCACGACGACGACGACGACGACTTCTCGCGAGCCTCCATTGAAACTCCGTATGGACAGTCTGTTAAGTATAGCTGGGCAAGCTCACCGTTCATTAGTTTCTCAATTGAATCAATACTCGTCGAATCCCCACACATCAACCTGTGATTGCCAAGCCTGTATATATCGCCAAGTTTGGTCTTAGTCTCTACTTGCTCTGGCACCTCGTCTTCATCGCATTGAGGTTCTAACGGATCGCCTGGCAATTCAAAACCATCAAGTCCAAGTAATTCAAAATCACTAATCCCTAGTGATTTAATGTCTGTAATCATTAAATTATCATCATGCTCCGCCAACTCCGC